AATTAAAAAAACATTTTATGTTCATTATGTTTCTACTCAACATCGAGTAAGCGAACACCAACAAATTATTATGTTGCATTTAATAGAAGAAGTTGGTTATATTGCAAACTTACAAAATGTAAATAAATTCTATTCTGGTGCAGGTCAAGAAATTATTAAAAAAATAGCACAAGATTTTTTGTTTTTAGATAATCCAAGTTTTTCTGGTCAGAAAAAGATTTTATATAACAAAGATGAGGTCGGTGATCTTAAAACTTATAACGTTATAGTACCTAATTTAAATCCTATAGCTGCTATGAAATGGGTATCAGATAGTATGGTTAATGCTAATGGATCACCATTTTATTTATTTTCTACACTTATAGGAGATAAAATTGTATTAGTGCATCTGCAAGAATTGTTAAGAGCCCCGGCTTTAAATAGCGAAACAACTCCTTATATTTACAGTCCTTCAACAGCAGCACAACCTGATGATAGAAAAGCATTTAAAACAATTACGAATATGAAAATTGGTAATTCAGAAGATTTATTTAAAATGATTCGATCTGGTAATATTGGTGCAAATTATACAGTTATTAACGGAGCTGCTCCAGATGCTACTACAGAAGTAGAATTTGAATATGATATCATAAAAGATTGTTTATCTGAATATCTTACATTTCATGTTCCTGAAAATGAAAGACAAAAAAATCCAACATATTCTCCGGCATTTAAATATAATGGTAAATCTTTTAATGAAATTAAAAGTAGAAATATTACACTGTTCGGCGGTACAAATCCATATAGAGAAACTGCATTACCCGATGGTGAGCGTGGGCAATATCCTTTAGCTTTAGGCGAAGGATACGATGCTGCAGATTATAAGAAATATGTAGTTTCAAAATCTTTTGATATGCTTTTAAAAAAAGCACCCTTAACAATAAATTTAAATGGAATTGAATTTATAAATGGTGATCAACATTGTACAATAGGTAATTCAATACACGTACAATTTCAAAAATCAGATGATCAACGTTCAAGTGGAGAAAAATCTGCAAATCCATTAGATATAAAATTATCTGGAAAGTATTTAATATATAGAGCAAGACACATATTAAAACCTGAAAAATATGATATGGCATTTACAATGGTTAAACTTACAAATTTAGATGAGGCTTAATACATGAGTTTTTATGGAGATAATTCTCGTTGGTTTATCGGCGAAGTTAAAAGTATTAGTGATCCAACTAGAATGGGCCGTGTTAGAGTTCGTATATTTGGTGTGCATACAGATGACGAACAACTTATACCTGAAAATAAATTACCATGGGCTCAAGTTTTAGCACCAGTAACAGAAGGTGGAACTCCTAATCAAGGTAATTTTTTGGGTATACAGCCAACAGCAAGAGTATTTGGATTGTTTCTTGACGGAACAAATTCACAAATGCCTCTTGTTTTAGGATCTATACCTCATAGTGAAAAGTGGGTATCAAAAGGCGGTATTGAATCTCATGTTACTACAGATATTAATGCACAAAGTTTAACAAATGAAGTACAAGATGGATATCATGAAGCAGCATTTGATGAAACAATAGTAAAGCATGAAGTATTCGATCATGAAACGAAAAAACAAGAATCTGAAATGATTGATGAACCTTTACAAAAAAATGTAAGAACTGGCGTTTATCCAAATAATAAAGTCAAAAGAACTCCAAGTGGGCATGTTATTGAAATTGACGATACACCTGGAGCAGAAAGATTGCATATAGTACATAAAACTGGAACATCAGTTGAAATACAACCTAGTGGAGATGTTGTAACTCATCATAAAAACGGTGTTAGGACAGTTGTAGGTGATGATAAGCTATATGTAACTGGCGATGTTGAATGGGTTATAAACGGTAATCTTGATGTATCTGTATTAAAAAATATTACTTTTGCGTCTGAAGGTGATTTAAAAGTTGTTACAACTGGTAGACAAGATTATTCATCACTTGGAAACATGACACATTTTTGTGATGGACAACATACACTTGCAAGTGATACAGCAATTCTATCAGGAACAACATTAGCAGATATAAGAGGTGCAAGAGTCGATCTTGCGACTAATGATCCAGTTAATGTTGTTATCGAAAAATTTAAATTAAGAGGTGTAGAGCCACCTGAAAATACAACGGCAGGTGGTAATACATTAATACCAGTAGATGAAAATGGCAATTCATTAGGTCCAAGCGACCCATCAGGTGGACCATTATCGCCAGGTGATACAGAATTAGGACCAGCCGGTGATTGTACTCGAAAAGATTTAGGTAAAACATCTGCAAGATTTGAATCAAATGGAGATCCAGGAGCAATCAGTACTACTGAAATAACTCAAACTGACGGTACATCATATGGCTCTTATCAAATTGCAACTAAACCTGGAACAATGACAAAATTTTTAAATTGGTTAGACACTAAACCCCAATACGCAAATTATGGAAGCCAATTACAATCTGCAGGTGGTAATACGGCTGCAAATAGTCGAGATCCACAATTTGTAAATCAATGGAAAAGTCTTGCGTATGATAATCCGAATTCAGATACCTCATTTGCACAAGCTCAGCATGATTTTATACAAGCAACTCACTATGATCCTGCAGTACAAAAAGTTAAAGCTGCAACTGGTATTGATCCATGTTCTCGAAGCCGAAGCAATGGGTTGCAAGATGCAATATGGAGTACATCAGTACAACACGGTCCAGGCGCAGTTGCAGGTATTGTAAAGAATGCATTAGCAAGAACTGGTAAAACAGCAGATACAGTAACCGATGCAGAATTAATATCGGCTATATATGATGAAAGAGCTGCAAATGGCGGTTTAAAATATTTTCATAGATCAAATGCAAATGTAAGAGCGAGTGTTGTTGACAGATTTTTAAATTATGAAAAGGCTATAGCTGTTAGTCAAGCTGGTGTAACTTTAGATAGTTTGGCAACAGAAACAGCTACAAATACTGCAAGTGTGAAAGGATTTTATGGTGGATAATGCCAGAAGTATGTAGACAAGATGATACTTTAAATACCGGTCATGAATGCGATGGTACATCGACTCTTGCTGCACCTGGTCAAACTAAAGTATATGCAGAAGATAAGTTAATTGCGCGTTTAGGAGATAGTACTAATAGTCACAATACACAAACTGGAACTGATGAAAATGGTGATCCAATTTGTACACCGCATACTGCAACAATAACAGGAAGTTCATCAAAAGTTTATATAGCAGGTGCATTAGTTGCAAGAAAAGGTGATGCAGTAGATGCTGGTACTTTAACGTCTGGATCTTCAAAAGTCTTTGCTGGTTAGTATAAATATAAGCTAAAGGAGAATATCAATGGCGTGTACATGTAACGGTAAATGCGAAAAATGCGGACATAGGTGTCATTGTAATGAAGAGTGTATGAAATGTGTAAATGATATTTGTACTGGTTGTAAATGCGAGTGTACTAAGTAATGTCTAGAGTTTTTTCACAAGAAGATGGTAGTATTGATACAGCATCGATAATTACTAGTCGAAAGAAAATCTATAAAGATATAGATCTTACTTTTGCTGCGAGAACGATGGGTGATGTTTTTAAGAAAACAGATGCTGCATCAGTTAAACAAGCTGTAAAAAATATATTATTAACTAATCATTTCGAAAAACCTTTTACCCCTTTCTTTGGAGGTAATTTACACGCTTTCTTATTTGAAAATATTGAAGATTTAGATGAAATGGAAATTATGGATCATGTAAGTGCTGCAATAAACAATTATGAACCAAGAGCAATTATAAGATCTTTAAAAGCTAATGCGCGACCTGATTATAATTCTATAGAATTAATTATAAGATTCCAAATTATTAACACATTTGAAAACGTAGAATTAAACGTAGAACTTACGAGGTTAAGATAATGGCTACAACAATAAAATCATCCGATTTAGATTTTAATACGATTAAAGCAAATTTAAAAAGTTATTTTGCACAACAAACAGAATTTGCAGATTATGATTTCGAAGCCTCGGGTTTAAGTAATATATTAGATGTTCTTGCATATAATACACATATTAATGGATTAACAGCAAACTTTGCATTAAATGAAGCATTTTTAAATACCGCACAATTAAGATCATCTGTATTATCGCATGCAGCAAATTTAGGTTATTATCCAAGATCGAATACTTGTTCTCAAGCAGTTGTTACTGTAACTGCAAATACTAGTGATACTATTACTGGAAGTGCTTCTCTTCCAAGATTCAGTTCCTTTACATCATCAATTGACGACGTTACTTATACATTTAGTACTATAAGTGAAACAAGTGCATTGAATGATGGATCAGGAGGATTTACATTTAAAAATCCAGATGGAACAAGTAGCATTGTCATTAAAGAAGGCGTACAAAAAACTAAAACATTTTTAGTAGGTAATCAATCTGATAATGCAGTTTATGTTATACCTGATACAAACGTAGATACTTCAACATTAGTAGTTAGAGTATTCGATAATGTAAATTCACAAAGTTTTACTGAATTTGCAGATATTCGTAATGCTGTTAATATAACACCAACATCAAAAGTTTATATCGTAAGAGAAGCACCTAATGGATTTTATGAACTCATATTCAGTGAAGGTAATGTATTAGGACAAGCACCTATCGCAGGAAATCAAATTATTGCAACGTACTTATCTACAAAAGGTGCTACTGCAAATAATGCATCTTCATTTACCGGAGCAAATTCAATATCTATAGGCGGTACAACTTATAATTTAACTGTTACAAAAGTTTCAAATTCTGCAGGTGGTGCCGATAAAGAATCTCTTGATTCAATAAAACTAAATGCGCCAACTGCGTTTGCTGCACAACAAAGAATGGTTACAGCAGAAGATTATAAAACATTAATTATTGGAAGATATAATAATGTATTAGATGATGTGATTGCTTGGGGTGGTCAAGATAACATTCCTGCTACATTTGGTAATGTATATGTAAGTTTAAAATTTAAAACTGCTATAGCCTCTAATATCCAACAAGAAACAAAAGATTCTATTAAATCAAACTTTGCAGCTAATTTATCTGTAATGTCAATTGATACCGTTTTTGTTGATCCTACCGAAACTCATATGGAAGTCAATGTTAAATTTGATTTTGATCCTGATTTAAGTGGTGATACCGTAAACTCTACGCAAATTCTAATTAAAAATAAAGTCGGTGAATTTTTTACAGCTAACTTAGGATTGTTTGGAAGAACATTTCGAAGATCTGCATTATTAACAGAACTTGATGCATTATCACCAGCAATTTTAAATAGTAGTGCAACTGTTAATCTACAAAGAAGAATATCTGCACCTACAGATTTTCAATTTAATGTTTCAGCGCCGGTATCAGTAGAATTTCCTGCAAGACTTGCATTACCAGACGATGAATTACATATCATTAATTCGTCAATATTTACATTTAACGGAGTATTAGCAAGATTGCGTAATAAGCTTAGCTCAACAACATTAGAAATTGTCGATGTTAATACAAGCGGAATACTTAATGAAAATGCCGGAAGTTATGATCGTTTAAATGGTACAGTTCGTTTAGATGATACATTTAACATTAGTGCACACGAAGGAGCATTTATAAAAATAAGTGCAACGCCTGATAATCAAAGTACAATTAAACCATTAAGAAGTCACGTATTATTATATGATAAAGATACTTCGCTTTCTTCTGGTACCATTGATACACAAAATACATTAGCAGTAATTACAACATAATATGGCTCATACAGTAAAAGATTATAATCGGAAAAATATTACTTTAACAACATCTAAAGTTGGTGAAGTAGTACCGCAATATTTTGGTGAAGAAAATTCTAAATTAATCGAATTTTTAGAAAAATATCAAGATTTTTTAGATAGCGATCAGGCTGGAGGTTTTGGTTATAAGATTAAACAACTTATTCACGCAAGAGATGCAGACAGAGTCGATGCAGATGAGCTTGATTCAATCATAGAAGAAATAGGCAATGGATTAAAATCAGCATCATTCTTTCAAAAACCAAGATTAATGACTAAATTACTTGGTGATTATTATAGAGCAAAAGGATCATTTAACTCAGCACAAGGTTTTTTTCGTGGTTTCTTTGGTTTAGAACCAGAAATTAGTTATCCTAAAAAAGATATATTTACGGTTGGTGAATCTAATATTGGATTTGAAGCTCAAAAATTTTTAGTAAACGCAGGCATTTATCAAGTCTTTTCAATATTAATTAAGTGCGGTATATCGACATTAGATTATGAAACGTTATATAAAAAGTTTGTACATCCAGCTGGATTTCATTTTGCAGGTGAAGTTATTGCGGTTGATGAAGGTATTTTAGATGTTGGTGTACCATCTGGTGAATTTCTTATTGATCCACTTGAACCTGATAGTCCTGATTTAGTTACAGTAGGTCAAGCTTTTGTAACTCCACTAACTGGAGTAAGATCTGACGGAACGGTTCAGCAAGATGTTGCACCTACTATACCATTCAGAGAAATGACTGTATTATTAGATTCTGGTGGTGATGTAACTTATACTACAAATGATGCATATAGAGTTGATCCATACGGTACATCAATAATAGATATTCAATTTTTAATATCAAGTAATTTAAATAAATTTTATTCTAATATTGCAGAAATACTTACGCCTAATTCATTTACATTTGATGATAGTGATACAGGCGCAACTGCAGCAAATGCTAGACCAGATTTTTCATTAACAATAGAAACTATGGACGATGATAAGTTTACTACATATTTGAGCGATTCTGCATATTAACCTTTATAAATAACATAAATTAAGAGTGAAACATGGCAAAACAAGTAATAGCAACAGGCAGCGCAGCTAACGACGGAACCGGAGATACACTACGATCTGCCGGTACGAAGATTAATTCTAATTTTACAGAATTATACGATATGCGCGCGCGAGTAACTAAAACAGAAACTACTGCCTCAATTAGTAATAATGACCAAGATAATTTAACTTTTGCTGATAGCGATGTTGGTAAGTCATTTGTATTGCATGAGATTAAACCAAGTGCCGCATCTTATATTAAACTTTATACTGATTCAGATTTACGTGTAGCTGATATAGGTAGAGGACAATTAGCTTCTCCGGTAGGCGAAGGTTTAATAACTGAATTTGTAACTCAAGCAGATAGCGCTATCAGATTTGCACCTGGCATAATTGGCTATACAGATTCTGATAATGTATTAGGAGTTTCAATGCAAGTTAAAAATTTAAGTGGTAGCACAACTGCAATAAGTGTTCGTTTAAAAGCGTTAAAATTAGAGATATAGGAATAACACCATGACTGCTATAGCAACAGAAGCTTTAAAATTTAATTTTGCTGAATTATTGCATAAAGAAATAATAAACACGACTGATAGTAATCATTTCTATATTGGTATCGGTAAAAGTGATCAATACGATAGTGCTTCTGATAACACAGTAGATCCAGTAAGAGTAAGAAGAGATGAGCAAGAAGCTCGATATAATTTAGAATCAATCATTAAAGTTTCTGAAACCGCAATGACTTTTAGTATTCCAAGAAATAATTGGATAAGTGGTACAATATATTCTGCATATAACGATAACCAAGTTGGATATCCAACTCAACCTTATTATGTAATTACTGAAGATCAACAAATTTATATTTGTTTAGCAAACAATCGTAATACTTCTGGTGTTGCACAACCATCTACAATAAAACCAAGTTTTGCTACTGAAGGTGTAGGAAATCATCAATCGTTTAAAACAGCTGATGGTTATATTTGGAAATATTTGTATGAACTTTCAGTGGTTAAAGTTGCAGCATTTTTATCTTCTAATTTTATGCCAGTCGGAGTTTTTGATTCATCTACTGCGAGTGGTGCGGCTGAACAAGATCAAGCTAAAATAAGAAAAACTTCAGTGCCTGGTCAAATTATTGGTGTTGAAGTCGTAGATCCGGGTGCTGGTTATTCAAGTACACCAACATTAAATTTTATCGGAAACGGAACTGGTGCTGCCGGTACGGTCACTCTTAATGGTACGACCGTAGGAAAGATTGATATGAATTGCGTGGTAAGTGATTCAGGATTTGGTTCAGGATATGATTTCGCACGTGCACAATTATCAGGTGGTGGTACGCCAAGCAAACCAGCAATTCTACGTCCAATACTTGGCCCGACAAAGGGATTTGGTTTTGATGCAAGAAAAGATTTAAAATCATCTTCCTTAATGTTTAACGCCAAACCCGCAGGAGCTCAAAATAATAACTTTTCAATAACAACTACCGGTACATTTGGTGGACAATCTGATTTTAGACAAATAACATTATTTAAAAATATAGATTATATTGATAGTGCAACTGCAGGAAATAGAGTTCAAGTAACAGATGCAAGAGCAAATCGAATTGTAACATTAACAACTAAACCGGCTTTTGTTAAAGACGAAAAAATAATAGGACAAACAAGCGGTACTGTAGCTCATATTGATCACATAGATAGTACAGGCGGTGGAGCTTTACAGATTCATTATCATTTTAATCATAGATCAGATTTTAGACACGGTACATTTTCAGGTTCAGAAGTTCTTCAAGGAAATACATCTGGTGTTTTTGGAACAGTAGATTCTGATAGTCAACCTAAAATAGCGAATTTAGGAGCTATTAATAGATTTAGTGGTGACGTGCTGTATATTGATAATAGATCGAGAATTATAAGATCTGCTTCACAAACTGAAGATATAAAAATTGTACTTACAATATAGTAGAGATAAAAAATGGCAACAAATCTTTCAAATGTAACTTTCAGCAACGTTTACAAAGACGATTTTGCAGACAGTGATAATTTTCACAGAATACTATTTAATAGTGGTAAAGCATTACAAGCTCGTGAGCTTACACAAATGCAAACTATTATTCAAAAAGAAATCGAGAGATTTGGTTCAAATATTTTTAGACAAGGTGGAGCAGTTACTGGCGGTGGTTTAACAATTGATAATAAAGTCGAATTTGTTAACTTAGCTACAAATCAATTACCATCAACTCCGTCAACGCTTGTTGGAAAATATTATAAAGATAGTACAAACAATCTTATTATTAGAATTAAAGAAGTTTTAGTAGCAAATGCATCGACTTCAGATATTGCTATTGGTGGTGGAAGTGCAGTTAATCATAATGTTGATACATTAATTGTAGAATATGTAAGCACAAGTTCAGGTACAGCTGGATCAGCACCAGTAAGGTTGCAAGCAAGTAATATGTTACAAAGAATAGTTGCAGCTAATGATTCAACTTTGTTTAATGATGCTGTAAATTATCCTGATATGGCATTAACCGCTGGACATCCGAGTACAGGACAAAACATATCTGGTTTAGGATTAAAAGCAAATATTGATAAAGGTAGTTTCTTTGTACAAGGACATTTTGTATTTTGTAAAGCTCAAACAGTTATAGTACAAAGATTTTCACCAATACCTAATACAGTATTAGGATTTCAAATAGCTGAACAAGTTATTAATACTGATGATGATACGTCTTTATTTGATAATCAAGGATCAGCACCGAATTTATCATCACCTGGTGCAGATAGATATCGAATACAATTAACTCTTACAACAAAAGTTCTTGCTGGTAGTAATAATTTTATATACTTAGCAAATATTGTAAATGGTAAACTTTCTGATGAAATTAATTTAGATAATTCATATAAACAATTACAAGAAGTATTGGCTCTTCGAACAAAAGAGGAATCAGGTAATTATATTGTAAAAAGATTTGATTTAAATCCGAGTTCAATAACTTCTACAAAAGTCAATTATAATATATCGGATGGCATTGCGTATGTCGACGGTTACAGATTAGATTTAGATGCAAAAAGTGTCGAAGTTGATAGACCGACTACAACTCAAGAAGTTGATGGTGAATTAATTAGTACTAATTTAGGTAATTACGTTGTAGTTGCCGGTGATCACTCAAGTGATTCTGCTAGTTTAGAAAACAATAATATACCAGATATATCTAATTTTCAAAAATTAAATTTATATGCAGCGTTTTCTGCAGGACAAGGAACAGCCGGTGGTAATACTGCTGATCATGCAGCATTAGTTATTGGATCAGCTCGTTGCCGTGGACTTTATAGAGAAACAACTGGTAGATATCGAATGCATTTATTTGATGTTCGAATGAAAGTTGGTCAATCATTTTCTTTTGTAAGAAGTATTGGTAGAGATCAAACAAATTTTATGAATGTTGTTTTAGAAGGCGATCAAGCTGTTCTTAAAAATACTATTAATAATGATTTGTTATTTTCACTTCCAAAAAATAGACCACAATTCGATGGCATTACTGGTTCATCGATGATCGTACAAAGAAAATTTACTTTTACAACATCGAGCGCAGCGACTTCTATTTCTGGTACAAACGGCGGTGGGTTACCTGCTGGCTGTGATGCATTCTTTGGTGGATCAAGCTGGGTAGTATCAGAAGTTGGAGAAGGAATCGTTGAAGGCGCAGTTTGTTCAGTTGAAGCAGGTAATGTTACTTTTTCAGTTACTGGCTTACCTTCTGGATCTAAAACATTTAATGTGCTTGCACAAGTACAAATGAGTGGATCTACATCAGTAGCAGAAAGAACAAAAACATTAAAAGAGACTACAATAACTCGAGGTGCAACTTCTGATTCAGATGGTCGTGGATTTAAATTTATAAGTTTAGATAAACCTGATATTTTTGCAATCAAATCAGTTAAAGAAACAGATTCAAATGGTGTAGACATATCTGGTAATTTTGAATTAGATAACGGTCAAAGAGATAACTATTACGGTATCGGAAGATTGTTACCTAAAAAGAATGTAGATATGCCAGCTGCCAATGTATTTGTAAGATATCAGTATTTTGAGCATGAAGCTTCTGTGACTGGTGTTGGTGGACAAAAATGTTATTTTAGTGCTACTTCTTATAAGAATAACTCAAATGCAGTAGGTTCATTAGATGGCACCGGTGTAACATATGAAACAATACCTGATTATACAAAAGGTAATGGACAAAAAGTTAATTTAAGAGATGTTTTAGATTTTAGACCGGTAGGTGTACTACAACATGATTTTGATTCGGCCGGTGATACATTAAAAGCAAATGGTCATCATAATATTACATTTGATTCAAATGGTCCAGATGTTGCTGGTACAGTACCATTAATTCATTTATTACCACAACCCGGTGGAACAGTTCAAGCAAATGTAACATATTTTTTAGGAAGAAAAGATCGTTTAGTTGCAAGCTCTTCAAATCTTAGAGGTGGAAGATCTGCAACTGGATCTGTTGATTATATACAGGGTTTACCAAGCTTTGATCCTGAATTACCAAATCTTCCAAACGGAGCTATGCCGCTTTATAATATTAATTTAGGTGGAAATACGATTAATACAAAAGACATTACTACAGAGCCATACGCAAATAAAAGATTTCAAATGGCTGACATTGCAAGATTAGAAAGAAGAATTGATAATTTAGATGAAGTTACATCATTAAGTTTATTAGAATTAAATACATCAACACTTAACGTTGTTGATTCTGCTGGTAATTCAAGAGTTAAGTCTGGATTTTTAGTAGATAATTTTAGAGATTATTCATTTACAGATATTACTAATAATCAACAAAGAGCAAGTATTGATCCGCAAGCTGGTTATTTGACGCCATTAGTTATATCTAAAGTTAATAGATTATTATATGATTCGGATGATGCTCAAAGTAATGCTGCTCTTCGCGGAGATAACTTATACTTATCAATGTCAGATTCTGCAGTAGAATATATCAATCAAAATCTTGCAACTACTACAGAAAATATTAATCCATTCGCAGTTATCAGATCTAATGGTCATATCGAATTATCACCTTCTACAGATACATGGGTAGAAACACAATTTGCTGCGGCTGAAGTTAATGGCGGTGGAACTGTAACTCAAACAGTACCAACACAAATTCAGTTTGGAAGTTTAGCCTCTTTTAGAGATAATTGGATTGGTCAACCAACTTCATGGAATGTTGGAGAAACATCAGTAGCAGCAACTGGTAGAAGAAGAGATTTTTCTAGAACAAATACAAGAAGTGTTACAATTAGTGGAGGATTTGATACAGTAACCACGCAAGTTGGTGAAAGAGTATTAAGTGTTTCAATATTACCATTTATGAGATCAATTAAAGTATATTTTAGAGCTCAAGGTTTAAGAAGAAAAACAAGACACTTTCCATATTTTGGTAATTCATCAATTGATAACTTTACAAGACAAGAATCATTTGCTCGATATTCTACAAGAACAGATGCTGGCGCAGTAAGTGCTGGTGCCACTGCTCACCCAGATGGTTCAACAAATCTTACTTCTGATAGTAATGGAACTATTACGGGTTCATTTATTATTCCAAGCAATAATACATTACAGTTTAATACGGGTACGCAACAATTTAAATTATTAGATATTAGTGGTGGTATAGATTCAAATTCTATATCTTCAGCTAATACTTCTTTTACTTCGGCTGGTACATTAGAAACAAGACAAAGAATATTTACTTCAACACGTGTTGAAAGAGTTCAAACTATTATTGAAGAAAACACACAATCATGGACAAATTGGGTAGATCCTTTGGCACAATCTTTCTTAGTTGATCCTATCGATAATCCAAATGGTGTGTTTATAACTAAAGTAAAGATTTATTTTGCAACAAAAGATGATAATCATGGTGTGCCTGTTCAGTGTCAGATAAGACCAATGGAAAATGGAGTTCCTGTAAATCAACCTTTACCGCAAGCTGTTAAGTTTGTAGAACCTGCTAATGTTAATGCAACCGCTTTAAGTGGTGCAACAATGGGTGGTGTACAAGGTGCGGGAACTGATTTTAAATTTGATGAACCAATTTACTTGGCACCTGGTGAAGAATATGCGATTGTTCTTCTTGCAGAATCAACAGCTTATACAGTTTACGTGGCAGAAACTTATGAGTTTGTTGTTGGTACAACTGCACAAAGAATAGCTAAACAACCTACTCTCGGTTCATTATTTTTATCACAAAATGGTTCAACATGGACACCTGAACAAAGTAAAGATTTAATGTTTACTTTATTTAGAGCAGATTTTAATACAAGCAGTTCAGCAATATTAAATAACGCTACTCCATCAACTGAAAAACTTGCAACTAACCCTATGCAAACTACTAGTGGTAATAATAATATAAGAGTATTTCATACAGGACATGGTTTTAACACAGGAGATAAAGTTACAATAAGTGGAGTAACTGATGCAATTGCAACTGTATCAGCTTCTCTTATAAACGGAAATAGAACTATTTCAGAAGTAGATCATACAGGATATACCTTTACGGTTGGTTCTAATCCGAACGCAAACGTAAGAGGCGGAGGCGCGAATGTAGTTGTTACTGCTAATACTGTTTTAAATACATTTTTACCTCAAATTCGAAATTTACAAATACGAAATACTTCAATTACAGCTCAAGCTAAATTAACACTTGGAAGATCCTTTGGCGGAGCACCTAATTCTTTAGGAAGTCAAACCAGTAGAACTAATGGTAGTCATGGATATTCAAAGGAAGCCAACTTTTCTGATATTATTTTAAATGAATTTAATTATACAGATATGTCAAGATATATCCTTACAGATTCAAATGCAGCGCCGGCGCAACATCTAAGTGGTGCAAAGTCCGCAACTATTAAATTAAATTTGGCTACAAATGATACAAAAGTTTCTCCTGTTATTGATTTACAAAGAGCAAACTTAGTTGGATTTGAAAATTTAATTGATAAACAACATTCAAGCAATAATGCCACTTTAGGCGTTAAACCTATATTAACTTCTTTTACTGATGAAATTGAACCTACTGATGGTACACACGCTGCTAAACATTTAACAAGACCGGTTAACTTAGAAGAGTCAGCAGTTGGATTAAAAATATTATTTGCGGCTAATAGACCTGCTGCTTGTGAATTTAAAGTTTATTTTAGAACAGCTACTTCAGATGAAGATTTATCTACTCAAGCATTTATATTACAGCCAGAATTTAGTAATAATCCAGCTGATGATGATAATCAAACCTTTAGAGAATACGAATATCTACCAGGTGGACAAATTGGTAATTTAGATGCATTTACAAAATTTCAAATTAAGATTGTTATGAGATCAACAAATCAATCTAAGATACCAACATTAAAAGATCTTAGAGTGATTGCGATGGTGACATAATGAGTGGTTATGTAAAAGTTGAAGGGCATTCATATCTTATGAGAGATGGTCAATCTGGAGCGATAATAAATACAAATGTAAATGAAATGACACAAGCGCGTATAAGAAAAGCTCAGCAGAAAAAACAACAAAATGAAATAAAAGAATTAAGAAGTGAACTTCAAGAAATGAAACAACTTTTAAATAAAATGATAGAGGTTAATGATGGCCGTTACAACAGTTAATTTATCCGATACAATTTCACAATGGGTGACTAAAACAAATACTATATCGACTAATTTAGGTGACATATCTACTTTAGCTACACCTGTAACAACTAATACTGTTGCGGCAATTAATTCAATTAAAACACGTGATTCGGCCGGTGTAAGAACAATAACAAATTTTACAAGTTTTAACTTTGATAATGTTGTAACGTTACAAATATTCGATTCATCAGGAAGTGTATTAAAAACGCTTAGAACTCCGGGGTCTTAAATGGCCTATCGTTTTCCTTTATATTACGATCGTAGTAATGGGTCATTGAAAAATATGACTCAAGCTCAATTAGCAGAAATTGTTAATGCAGTTAGATACGAATGGGGTGCTTCTCCTTATCCAGGATTAGGCGTAGTTATAGCCGGCGGTAGTATGGATTCATTGACCGAAACTCGATTACAGGCTGGTACTTTTGTTACTCATCCTAGTAGTTTTCAA